GATGCGCAAGTAACCAGCGTCAACGCCAAGAAGGTGTTTTGTCATCCAGAAAAAGGGCCAGTGCTTTACTTAGCTGTATCTTGGACAGAGTAAGACCAATCAGGTCCATATGTCTCTTGCCATAACTTAGGCTCTTTGTGTATAGCAATCTTGGAGTTATCCCATAAACCTTGGTGATGTCCTTCGCAGAGGGGGATAGCTTCACCATCTGACCTTTTTCTAAACCCATGTCTGTCATGTATCGGATGATGCGCTGTTGTCGGTGATATTTGCGCCTCACCAAATCTTTCGCAGACGCAGCATTTCTTTTCACGCACTTTGTTTAAAAACTTTGCGTCCTTTTTTTTCTTAGGCTCTTTTTGCCCTAATGGTGGTTTATTAGCTAGGTTACTCATATTTATATATCAACTTTACTTTTTCTTTTGGAAGGTGAGAAACTATTTCTTGTCGCAAATCACCTCTTCTGTTGTGAGATATTTCACTGATACGATAATCAGCTTCTATAATAAAATCATCAAAATCTGCGTATCCGACATAATCTTTCCACTCAACAACAAAGTAACATGGTAAATTCGTTATGCCTTTTACAGCATGATAAGCCGTAAGTTTTTGTAGCGGCATCATTATTGTTGGGTATTTTGAATACTCGTGACTTCGTTTGCGCATTTCTATCATAGCGACAGGACGTTTATTTCTGTGCGCTACATAGTCAAAATAACTAAACTTAGGCTCTGGCAGCATTTTACACTTAAACTTTTTTGCCAAAAGTTCAGCTAGTTTTTCCTCATTTTTTTTGTCTTGTTGATTTTCATATACCTTCGAGTACGTCATAGCCCACAGCCTCAGATAATTTTTGCATAGACAATTCAAAATACTGATTAAATTCTTGTTGGCTCATATCGTCAAAAGATATGCTATCCATAATTCTCATATGTGCGCTGGCTAATGAGTTCCAACGCATTTTGACATAACCGCAAGCCCACTTTAGTTCGCTATGCAAATGTTTTTCACTAGGCCACCTTCCAGTAGCCTTGGCAACACTTCTTAGGATTGACCAATACATATTGTGGTGAGGATTTGACCGCTTGCCTGTTGGTTGCAAGTTATAAGCTTGGCCCTGTTTAGCATCTTCCAGCTGTTCACCATCGTATTGTGAGACAGGCAATAATTGCCCATCTCTTATGTATACTTGAATTTTAGAATGGGATTTCATCGTCAAAATCCTGTGATGCTGTAGTTTGTTTGTTTAATTCAATCTTAGAATTTTCTTGTGCTGCATCATAAACAGTTTCTATTTTGTCACCTTCTGCATACCGATTGTTTTCAGGTTTTTTGCCTAGTAATTTAACTTCACTAGCATTGATAGACATATAGGTTTTGCCCTCATATTCTCTTGTCTTAAATTCACCAGTCACACCTACTTGTGTTCCTTTTTCAAGGTATTGGGCCAGCTTTGTTCGCCAGTAGTTGACCCCGAAATAGATTGTTCCTTTATCATCTCCGTAACCGTCATCAACCGCCACAGAAAAGGTTGCAAACTCCCCTCTGTCGTTCTTACGAACTTCACAGTCTTTGGTAAGACGCCCGATAATTGTAATAACTTTCATAATCCTAACTCCACTTTTCTTCTATCATGTGCTTCAACAACAGCCTCAAATTGCGGTTCACTAATGTCAGGGTTGTTTAGTAACCCCTTATACCGCTTTTCATTAGCATCAAATTTTTCTCTAGAGCAGTCCTCATAAAACGTAATAGCAGCATCTACTCTTGCGTCTGTATCTAGGTCCATTAGTTTTTTAGGTTTAGGCTGTGCCTCTTGGAACTCGTCTGCTTCTGACTGACTGTAAACGTCACCATGTAAACCGACTAATTTAAGTATTACCCTATCCTTGGCGCGTTTCTCTGCCATAGCAAAAGGATAATTGTTTTTGTTATTATAAGGCGCAGCTTCGCCAGTAGCCCATTCTGTTTTGTCACCCATATGACCAACAACACACATTGCTACTTCTTTTGAGTTAATATCCTGCGCATACATTGTAGGTACATCAAAAACGATTTCGTATAATGCAGCTATTTTTTCGCAGGCTTTATGTAATACAACAGGTGTTCCATGCACATCCCATGTTGCATCTTTTTCTGTCATACCAATTTCTTTTATAAGTTTAGACAGTTTTTCAGGTAACTTTTTAGCCATTATTTATCTCCCTTTTTGACTATGCCAGCTTTAACAAGCTCGTCACCAGTGCTATTTACAACATCGGTTAGGTTAGCAATGTTACCTATTTCATTGTCATAAAAGTTGGCTTTTTTTACGCCTAACTCAATAGCATCTAACAGTGCTTTAGTAGTTGATGGCATAAGATTTTCTTGAGTAGCTACTTTATAAAATTCGTTAGTTATAAATAGCTGAGAAACGTAATTTATTCGTTTATTCATTTTTACCTCTTGTTTTATTTTGTATCTTGCAATATACACATTAGTATCTTATATGCAACCTATAAATGTAAAAAAAGGAAAAAAAAGTGAAAGTTGTGTCAAAAGAATACAATGATTGGTTAGAGCCAGATTTGTTATCGCTGGGTAAAATTCAGGATGGCCTGAAGAATAGAAGTCCAGCACAAGTATGTAATGCTACTGGTTTATCTCGTCATACAGTGTATCGTGTGCGAGATGGAGCGATAGATAATGTTAACTATGAAACTGTGAAAGTGTTGTCTGATTACTTTCTTACTGAAAGATAAAAAATGACCCACAAATTAATGTGGGCCAGTGTGAGGTAAAAAGGAATGTGCCACAGGCAGCAGCACATAACAATGTCAAGATAACCGAAAGTTATTTGGACAGAAAGGGTAAAAATTAAATGTCACATTATATGACAGCGCTGGCAATGAAACAGCAAGGATTACGGCCAGCTACAAAAGTGGTTTTGTATTGGATTGCAGATCACCACAACTCAGAAACAGGCGATTGCTTCCCCAGCATAAATAGATTGGCTGTACTATGTGAGATGTCTAGGCGTTCAGTAGAGACACACATAACAGCATTAGAAGATCAAGGATTATTGAAAAGAAAAGCTCAATATAGAGATACAGGCGGTAAGACAGCTAATAGTTACTTACTGGAACTTACTGGAACTCTTGAGAACTCAGACGATGCGCAAAATCTGCGTATGGTATGCGAAAAAACTGCGCATGGGGATACGCAAAATCTGCGCATGAATAACCTTGTAAGAAGAAACCTTGGAAATAAAACCAATAATATAGATCAAAATGAAAAACATTTTAATAAGTTTTGGACTACTTATCCTAGAAAAATAGGTAAGGCAGCAGCTAAACAATCTTTCTTTACAGCATTACAAAAGACAAATGCTGATAAAATTATCTCAGCTGCAAGAGATTTTGGTAATGCAATGAAAGACCAAGAGAAACAATTTATACCTTATCCAAGAACATGGTTACGTCAAAAACGCTGGGAAGATAAAATAGAAATACCAGAAATGAATGGTATGAAAAAAGCTTTAGAAGAGTTAGGATTAAACTATGACTAATCCGTACATACTCCCAGAGGGAAAGGTCAGAATTAACTTTAGCGGCGGTAGAACTTCAGGATATATGCTCAATGCAATACTTGAAGCAAACGGATCACTACCAGATCGCTGCGAAGTGGTGTTTGCTAACACTGGCAGGGAAATGCCAGAAACGCTAGATTTTGTTAACGAGTGCAGCGTTCATTGGAATGTGCCTATTACTTGGTTGGAATATGAATTGAGAGAAGGTAAGCCGACATTCAAAAAGGTTAGCCACAACAGCGCTTGTCGTGATGGAAAACCATTCGAAACTTTAATCCAACACAACAGGAGATTGCCAAGTCCGTATCAAAGATTTTGCACTAAAGAACTTAAAATAAATACTATGAGAAGATACGCTAGAGAAAAGCAATGGTCTAAATGGACAACCGCTATAGGAATTAGGGCAGATGAAAGCCATAGAGCGGTGGTAAAAGATGACAGTAAAGAAACGTGCTGGTATCCTTTAAATGATGCAAATGTATCAGAAAAAGATGTTTTAGATTTTTGGGGAAAGCAAAAGTTTGATTTGCGAGTTGTCAAAGGTTTTGGAAATTGTGACGGATGTTTTTTGAAGTCAGAGAAAAACTTAGCTACATTGTGGAAGTTATACCCAGAAAGAGCAAAGTGGTGGGCTAAACAAGAAAGCTTGGTTTTCAAAGGAAAAGAAGATAAAGCTGACTTTCAAAGATTTAAGGGTCAGGTGGATAGAACAGCAAGCTATCAAGAAATAGGTAATTTTGTGAACAGGCAAGGTGATTGGATATTTGATGACGAAGCAATTTTGTGTCAAGCTAATCATGGTGAATGTACAGGGTAAAAAGGAGAAACAAAATGAATAATCAAAGAAATGATGAACTAAGAAACAACACAATGAAGTTGTTGGCTAGATTAAATGCCCCTAGAGCTGTTCAGGGCAACACAGACGCAATGAAAACAGAAGCACAGTTTCTTGTAGATAGAGTTATTAAGTTAGCTCCTAGCAGGCAATACACAGATTGGTTTGTAGATTTTGAAGAAGCTTTGTTAGGTAACTTAGAAACAAGGACTTGGCCTACAGCTAAAGAAATTAGTAAAGCGGCAAAAGATATTGCGCCAAAACGTCCAGAAATTATCGACTACACGCAACAGGAAAAATATCAACCTGATGAATTAAAAATCAATGCCAATCGTATTATCTCTGGTCAGCAAGTAGGAGAGCATTATATATTTGGAACAATGGCAGAGCAAATGGTGCGAACAGGTTTGGTTACACAAGAGCAGTTGCAACCGTACAGAGAATATCTTAACAATATGAAAAGAGGCTAATGTGTGATACAGGTTAGGAAGGCTCTCTCGTGACCCTCCCTACACAAGAGCCTCCCCCCATTGGTTCCCACAGACTGGTGGGGGTTTCCTTTTCTTAGCAAATCAGTTAACCTACACTATATATGGTAGTACCCTATTAGGACGGACATATGAGTACAAAAAGAGAACAAACATCTAAAGTAGAAGGATCTGGTAGAAAAAAAGGAACAGGTAATAAAGTTCCAAGACTACTAAAAGATGCTATATTAGAGGCAGCAGATAGGGCTGGGCAGAATATTGTCTTAGCAAGATACGATGACCCAAGCAAAGCTGATCCTAGATTTGTAGAGGATGCCAAGAAGGAAGGTATGATCCATTATCTTGAGCATCAGGCTATAGAGAACCCACAATCATTTATGTCACTAATGGGTAGAGTGCTTCCCATGCAGATAAGCGGTACAGGCGCATCTGGTGAACACATGGTTAAGCTGACATGGAAGAAATAGAAATAGACTATAAGCCTCGCAAACACGCTGAAGCTTATCACAACAGAACAGAACGATTTGCCGTATTAGTTGCTCACAGGCGATTTGGTAAGACAGTAGCAGCAATAAACGATTTAATTAGGGCTTGTTTCTCAGTAGATAAAAAAGA